CTTTCCAGAATTGACAAATAGCCAAATGTCTAGATTTTATTTTGATAGTCCTCACGAACAAATTACAGAAAACTTTGACGCTAAGGTGGAGAACGTTCACGATGGAGATACAATAACAGTAAGCGTACCATTTAGAGATTTTAAATTCCCAATACGTTTTGAAAATTGCATGGCAGCAGAACTTAACGAGAAAGGCGGAATAGCGTCGAGGAATTGGTTAAAAGGACAAATCCAAAATAAAAACATTGAAGTTATAGTTAATCCAAAAAATAGAGTAGGGAAATATGGGAGACTATTGGGGAGAGTTATTTCGGATGGTATAGACATAGGAGAATTATCTAAACAATTTTCTTTCTCAATCGGAGTAGAGGAAGAAAGAGGAGATGTTATTGATTTATTACTGACACTAGGAGATGACTTTTAATGGGAGCATATAAATCAGATTCAGCAATTGCAGGAAGTTTAACAATGGTAGATTATTCTGTAGATTCTAAGCAAACAGATGGAGCAACGGGAAACGGAGAAACAATATATATAAATAGAGATTGGGGACAAAACTTTGGATATTTTAACCAAATCGCAGAACTTAACGCTACAATAAACGCGAAGGCAACTTGGACAATAGGAAAAGGATTTAAGGCAGAAGCTCAAACAGAATTATTACTTGATACAATTAGGGGCTTTGGAAAAGACACTTTTAACACAATTCTAGAAAATATGATTAGAACTTATTACATAGGAGGAGACGCTTTTGCTGAAATAATTCGAGACGAAGAAGGAAATTTAATAAATATGAAAACTTTAGACCCTTCTACAATTACAATAGTCGCAGGGGAAAACGGATTAATAAAAAGATACGAACAAAATTCAAAAACAAAGAAATCAGTTCTTAAAAAATTTAAACCAGAAGAAATGTTACATTTAGCACGAAACAGGGTCGCTGACCAAATACATGGAGTTAGTGTTATTGCGTCAGTAGAGAATATAATTTTAGCACGTAACGAAGCAATTACAGATTATAGAAAAATGATGCATAGACATATGCAACCAAGATATATATTTCATCTCGATACAGATGACGAGACAGAAATTGCAAAATACAAAGCAACCAATGACGCAGCATGGAAAGATGGAGAAAATATGTATGTTCCAAAAGATGTTGTTGTTCCAGAACAAATGAGTATTGCTCCAAATTCAACTCTAGACCCTAAGGCATGGATAGACCAACAAGGAGACTTCTTTTATGAAGCAGTTGGAGTTCCTCAAATTATACTCGGAGGAAGTGGAGAGTTCACGGAAGCTTCTGCGAAGATAGCATATTTAGCATTTCAACAAAATATTGAAGAAGAACAATTATATATAGAAGAACAATTATTATCGCAAATGAATATTTTAATAGAATTAGAATTTCCTGCAAGTTTAGAAAATGAGTTATTATCTGACGAATCAAAAGATGGAGCTGAAAATATAGATCCTTCGGAAACGACAGCAGGAGAAGGACAATAATGGCAGATGTAATTACAATTATCCAAACAGTAGGTTTTCCTATATTTGTTTGTCTATGGTTTATGTTAAGAACTGAAAAAGTTATCGGTAACAATACAAGAGTAATGATGGAGGTTATTAAAAAGTTATAATGGCAAAGAAAAAGAAAACAACAACATTTAACCCTATTGCATTGGGAAAAACAGCAAAAGAAAGAAAACAAGTTGAATCAAGTGTAGAATTTAAAGAATTAAAAAAGAAAACGAAAGACACTCAAAGGGATGAATCAATATCACGGCAGAGAAGTCAAGGAAGAAAAAATATAGAATTACCAAGTATAGATTTAAATAAACAGAAAAAAGAAGAAACTAATTTAAAAGTACAAAAGGCAGTAGAAGCACCATTTAAAGACCCTAAAGGATTTGTAAAAGAATCGCTATCTGGAGAATCATTGGCGGAAACCTTACCTTTGGCACTTGGAGCAACAGGAATACTAGACACAGGACTTGGAGCATTGGGGCAAAAAGTAACAAATAAATTATCTCAAATAATACCACAGAAAGTAGCACCAGCAGTCTTTAAGGGGATACAAAGTCAAATAGGATTAGCCAAATATTCTGGAACAGCGGGAAATTTAGTAAAGGGAAAATTTGTAACAATCCCGGGAAAAGTAATCTCATACGCAGGAAAAAACGCAAACGTTGTAAACACATTCGCCTCAAATGCAAAGAGTGCAGGACTTACTAAAAAAATTCTTATAGGGGCAGGATTCTCTTTAGGAGCAGCCTCTTTAGCAAAAGATTTATTCGGAACATACCCATTCGCTTCATTTGGAAAAGAAGAAACTTTACAATCAATTTCTTTCGTAATGAATAAAGCCTTAGACGCTGAACTATATGATGAAGCACAACAAATATTAGACGCTAGTAATGAGATTGTAGACGCAACACCGACGCTGTCAGACAAAGTCCCTTATGTAAATGTTCAAAAAGAATTCCAAAGATTTGTAAAGCAACAAAAACAAAACAACGAAGTATGGGCGAAGATATTAGATAAGAAATTGTCAGAAGTAGGTCAGGAAAGCGACTTCCAAGCAGAACGTAGAGAATCAGACGAAGCAAGTTCTCAAAGAAAACTTGAAGAACAGGCTTTAGACTCTGAATATTTCCAATTAATAAGAGATAAGAAATTCGAAGAAGCAGAAGAATTATTACAATCTCGACTCGCAAAATAGAAACATTTTTAAAGAGGCACACACTTAATATATTATGATAGAAAAAACAATTGAAGATAATAAACCAGAACCAACTCTTTACGAAAAAACAGAAGCTATTGTCACAAGACAAGAAAAGGCAAATGAAGAGTCAAGAAAAATTCTAGAAGAACAAAAGGAACTTCAAGCTAGACAAATGTTAGGAGGACATTCTAGTGCAGGACAAGAGCCAGAAAAACCTAAGGAACAAACAGCTAAAGAGTATGCAGATAGTGTTATGGCAGGAGTTAAGAATGACTAATATTCCAGAACCACTAGCAACACAACTATTAATAGAGGCTGCTAAGAATGGGTTATTACATATTAAAGACGAAGGAAAGAGTTTAAGAGTTAGAGGACAGATATTTCTATCAGGACCGAAACAAGGATTAAAATTAACACACGAAGACCCTAATTTGATTCAAGGTGTTGCATTAGAAGATATCAGAAAAGGACAAGTGGGAGGTATTATAAGATGCTTGAGAATAAAGAACTAGGAGTTAAGATTGCAGAAGACAGCGACGAGAAATTCTGGACAGAGACAAAAGAGAAAATAGAAACTTCCGACAAAGCAGAAGCAAGAAACGCAAAAGTAAGGGAAGTAATGTTAAAACTCTGTAAAGAAGAATTAGCATAAAGAGTGTTGAACTCGGGCACCCCTTGGGGACCCCACCCTCAAACATTTATTAATGCAATACAAACATTTATATAATATCTATTTCTAATATATTTATGGCAAACGCAACCGCAGTATTAATCTATGAAACAGAAGCACCAATTCCATTCAAATGTGCAGGAGCAGCAGCTTTCGAAAAAGGGGATTGTGTAAGTTTAACTGGAGCAACTGAGGGACTGGTAGTGGCGATTACTTCTGCGAATGGTGATATTTTTGGCGGTATAGTAGCAGAGGAAAAAATCGCTAATGTCGGTACAACTGTAGCACTTTATAGAAGAGGATATTTTAAGGTTGAAGCTGGAACAGGTGGCGCAACGGTGGGATTAACATCAAGTATAATTGCTAAAAATGAATTCACAGATGGCGCGGCAACAGACCACGAAAACGGAATAACATGGGGAAGATTTTTAGAGACTGGAACTGACGGTCAATTTGTAGCAATGGAGTTGTTCTCATAAAATGGCAGATACAGCAGGAATGGCAGAAATAAGAGGAATTGATATTAAGAAACTTGTAGAAGGCTTCGCAAATGTAGGAATTATTTTAAAGAATTATGTTCGAGTTATCCCAACAGTAGCAAGAGAGATGAGATGGTATTCTAAGACAGCAGGTTATTTAACTTCTCCAACGACCCAAGGAGTAACAGGAGATTTAATAGAAACAAGTTCTAAATCAATGCCTGTAGTTATTGAAAACTCTTATACAAGAGAAGTAAGTTATGTTAAAAAATATTTTGCAAGTTCTCCAATGATTTCATTAGAAGATATTAAAGACTCTGACCCGGATGTATGGGGAGATATTATTAAGGATGCAGCAATTGCAGTTAATAAGAAAATTGACTCTAGAATATTGACAGTATTAGACGCAAGTGGAGCACAAACAGCAGCAGCAGCAGGAAGCGGTTGGAATGTTGACGCAGACGCAGACCCTATTTATGATTTCTTAAACGCAATTGAAAACATTGAAAGTAAAGGTTATGATAGTTCAGACCTAATCGCCTACATGAATCCAGCAGAAAAGAAATGGTTACTAAGATGGTTAATCACAGTTAAAGGTTCTAGTATTCCAAGTTTCTCTAGTGCAAAGGTATCTGGAGGAGAACTAATGTCCTTTATGGGCGTTAAGATAGTCTCAGACCCTAACAGACCAACAGACACAGTTACTATATTTTCTCCAAGTAAGGCAGTTATTTGGAAAGAGTTTATGGGAATGACTTCTGCCATAGTAAATGATGAGGGTATCGGTAAGGCTGTAAGAGTATGGGCAGAAGG